GGACATGGCCCATCTGCTTTTCTTTGAGCTGCTTCTGGAGATCCTGCACCATCTGAGAAGCGGCTTGCAGTTGGACTTGCAGTTGCTTCTTCTGCGGATCTTCGTCGTTGAAGAACCGACTTCCGTCCTGATACCCCAGATGCCCGAAGATTTCCTTTCCGACCTCGGTCAGATTGATGCCAGGCGGCGGCTTCAGGCTCAACTGGCTGAACGTGGTAATACCGGCGATGAACTTCTGGAGCTTGGATGTCGGATCTGTCGCGCCCATCCCGACATTGACGGTCAGCGTCAGTTCTTTGTCGAGCAGATCATCAGTTACCTGGTCAATGCCGTAGTGCTGATGGAGCTTCGCTTTCTCGCCGGCAAGGGCAAGCACTACCGTATCGGTCTCGTAATGCTGCTCCAACTTCATCAACTGCCGCAGGATAGGCTCAATGAACGTCGTCACATAGGTGCGGATCAGATACTCGGTCATGATCGTCGCACCGGAACTGACCAGCCCTAACGTCTTGGCCGGGGACTCCATTGCCTGATGGTTCTGCAAGACGCTGCCGGCGGAGAAGTTGCCCAGCAACTCGTCCATATCGGCATTGATGCGGTCCTGCTCGGCATAACTCGACCCGGTAATATCCGGAAATTCGAGCGGCTTGACATCCGTCTCAGGGTCGTTAACAAGGGTTATGGAGCCAGGGACGTTTCTTATGAGGCTGGAATAGTCGATATCCCGGCCGCGCTTTGCGATGAAGCGCTTATTCAGAACCAGCTTGATATTGTCAATGCGCTGGTTGGCAATTTCGTTCGTTTCGGATTGCAGCCCTTGCGCGAGTTTCGGAATCGGGCTCGGCATCGGGTTGTGCGTCTCGATATTGCAGACGCCCATCACATACGGGCGCTCCCCGTGGAATACCCGCGCGCGCAGGGGCTTGGGCTTGGTGAGCATCGCCACCGTTCCCAGCGTGTACCACTCCCAATCGACTCCGTTGATTTTGTGGATATGGCGCTGGACCCAGACAACGTTGTAGTTGTCAATGGTCCGCCCCTCGTTCTCCTTGGGATCTTCTTTCTGATTCGTCCGCGCCGCCGTCGTGCGATCAGGCTTGGAGGACATGGCCGAGTGAAACATGGACTCGTCCACATCTTCCCACTCGCCGTCGTTGATCTTCCCCTTCACATCCTGCGCAAACATCGGCATCAGGTGGATGATGTAGGGCGAGGTGCCTACCGGGTCGATCCAGGACGCCGCCGGGTCGAACAGGAAGTTTTCAATGGGCACCAGATCCACGCACGGGCGATCGGCGGTGACGATCTCCTCGCCGCTGTCCGATCCACTTTTCTCGCCGTCCTCGAAGGGAATCGGCTTGGCAGGCTCTTTGTCCTGTACCGTGTAATCCCAGTAGACGTGCGCCACTGCGGCGCCGACCGTCTGCGCATCCTGAATGCCGCCCAGCACGATCTGAAACCAGGGAACGCCCTTTTCTTTCTTCGTCAGCCGGTATTGCAGGAGATGCTTCATCACCTGCGCGGCGGCGCGCTCTTTCGTGTCGTTCTGGTTCTCCGCCTCGATAGACACGACATCCATGTTGGAGAAGAACGCCGCCGCTGCCGCCGCCTCGTTCTTGCGGATCAGGGCACGGGTCTTGGGGCGGAACAGCTTCGAGCGCTTGTCATAGGGCGCGGAGTTGTACTTGCTGTCCGTCGGGTGCTGGCTGTTGAACGCCCGCAGGGAATCTTCCCAGGTCTTACGGTAGTTCGTGTCAACGTAGCTGGTCGCAAAGTCGTAGGCTTCCTGCGCCAGCCGCAGCCAGGATTTATCCCCCCCGCGACGCCCTTCCGGCGGGCCGGACCTGTTCAGGTCGCCCCGGCTGGAATAGGTCGGTTCCCCGTAGTCGGCGCTGGGCGGCTGGGGGCGGATAGTAGATGTCACGACTTGTCAACGTTCTCGGCAAAACTTCCGTCCCAGCGGCCCCGGCGCATCCCCATGCGCTCAAGCAATTCCCCTCCAGCCATCATCGCCGCATGGGCGAGCTGGGTCGCGGAGAACGACTTGTTCGCATCAATGGTGTAGCCGTAACGACCGTCCATCGCCATATTCTTGACAACGAGCGTGCGGCCCGGTGCCCAGCCGACCGCCCACAGGTGGTCCGGGTAATGGGCGTTCAGGGTCTCGGCGGTCGTCTTGGCGACGTACTCCATGTCCAACTCGTCCGCGCTGGTGACCTCGACGGTCGCGATTTCTGTGTCGCGGGATAGGGTGTAGTCCAAGGGATACAGTCTCCAAAGCAGGACGGCGCGCCGCAGACGGGGCAGCAGTTACACATCAATACGGCTTGTAGATGCCGGTCTGATAACGGTCGGTATTGTCTTTCTTCTCGCCGTTGGCGAACTCGTACCCGATATCGTTTTTCCCCCACTCCTCGCCCCAGGCGGATACCACCATCTGCCGCCAGTTATAGGTGCGGGTGGTGACGTATTTGCCTAGAGTAGGCGGAATAGCTTGAGCGGCCATTACAGCTTCTTCGCGGCGTCAGTAACCGCCTGCTCGGCAGTAGCAACCGTCTCCGAGACGTGCGCAACCACCTGGTCAATGCGGACATGGGCAGCATCAACCTGGTTCTGCACGTCGGCCACTGCGGCTTGCGTTTTCTGGAGATGGGTCAGGACAAAGATCAGGCCGGCCAGCGCCACAGCGGCGGCAAGCCCTGCAAACAGTTCAAGATGGCTCATGGGTTCTCCGGTTCAAAAGAAAAAGGCTCGGCATAGATGTCATGCGCTCGGCCTTCAATCGCTTCGTTCAAATGCCGCTGGCAGTAGAATCCTCCCCGCCAGGTGCCTTCCGCCTCGTTCATACAGCGAAATACCAGGCATCGGTGACCCTCCCACTGCGGCGCGTAGTCCTCTCTGGGGGCTTCGTGCTGCTCGGAGCGGGCAGGCGTCCCGTCCTCTTTATAGCCCCGCTTCATACAACGGAAGGCTCAAGGTCTGCCGCATCGAGCACCGCCGGGGCGGTCGGGGCAAGGTCATAGACCCGGCTGGCGGCGTCGATCACATCCTTCTTGCCGACAAAGGGGAAGTAATGCACCTGGTCGCGCAACTTCTTCGCTAGGTCGTACACCTTGTTATCCGAATCAAGTTTCCGGATAGGTCGCGCAACGCGATAGGCGTGCCCGGTTGCCACCATCTTTCTTTGAAGGTTAGTGAGACCCGTAGTGTCCGATCCTCCACTTCTAAGCCAGTCAGGATCGGTGTTATAGGGCAGCCAGTATCGTCCGTTGCGGAAATCAGGACCGAGGCGCTGTACCCGGTCCACCTTCGAGCCTTCCCCGTCAGCGCCCCAAGTAAGTTCCTCAATCTCAAAATGCACTCTCTCCTGCCGCTGCCGCTCTTCGATATAGTCCAGGTCGGCATCGGCCCCGAATTTCTCGTAGCCGACGACTACGCTGTGGACCCCCGGCGCTCGCCGCCACTTCTGATACATCTCACGGAGACGTTGCCAGCGTTCGGATAGGTCCATCTTGTGAGCGAAGCCGTCCAGCAGATACTTGTTGAGCGCGTAATCAACCCCTGTGACAACAATTGCCGTATCGTCCGAATCCTTTTTCTTGCTTCGCGCCGGGTCAACGGTAATGTAAACATTCAGGGTCTCTGGCCTTGCTTCGTAGATCCTCAGGTCGGACGCATCGAACATCCGCTGCTTGCCGGCAAGAGGGTTCTGCAACATCTGGCAGGCGATCGTCGCCTCGCCCTGATCTCGCTTCTTCCGGTCCCATTCCTCCTGACTGAACAAGACAGGCTTGCCGTCGATCTTGCCGTCCTCGGTGGCAGGCCGCAGCCTCACCTTCACGCCGCCTTTGGCAATGATCGCTTCGTAGGTATCGGCGTAGCTGTAGCGAGTGCCGACATGCCACTTCCGCCCGCCTTCCATCCCCAGGTTATCTGACAATTCCCAGGATTCGGTCGTTTTGGCAATCTGCTCCGGGGTGGATACCGACTCGCGGGTCACTACATCGTCATACACCAGCAGGCTGTAGTGCTTGGAAGTCGGCTGACCGTCTACCAGCCCGTGCGCCTCAATCGTCGCCTCTTTGGCGTTGTTCTTCCGCCGAAGGACGATCCCCGAGTCAATCCCCCACATCGGGGCGTCTCTCTGCGGGTTCTCCCACAAAATGTCAGGGAAGATCGTCAGGAGCTTTTCGTTGCGCTCCAGCTCGCCCTTGATCTGGCGGAGAAACGCCTTAGCAATCGGCGCAGTGTGGGAGAAGATACCCACTCGTTCTTCGGTGTTTCTGAGCACTGCCTGTAGAACGCCGCCAAAGGTAATGATGGTGCTTTTGTAGTGCTCCCGCCCCCATAGGTCGAGAAACCCGTCAGGCTCCTGCTCAACCTCCCGGCATCTCTCATAGATCCAGGGGTGGAGCATATCCGCACGGCCGCAGATACGAACCAGCAGGTAATAGCGGTCCTCCAGGATAAGGGCACGGCACGCATCAAGGTTAGTACCCCCCTTGTCAAGCTCCTGCCACTGGCCTAGAAGCTCAAGAAGCGGCGGGAGCGTCTGGGACATCAACCACCGCCTCAGAAC